ATATTTGGATGCTGTAAAGACTATAGGAATTATGAGGAAGACAATACGCAGGCAACAACAACCTCCGAAACCCCGCAATTAATATTTACTTCTACATTTACCCCAGCAAGGTTAGATGAATACATGCTGGGTGCTCTTTACGGCTAGCGTTAATATATCTCCGATTGTTGTTGTTGTGTCCACATCGCCCGTAAGCGTATCAACAATGTAAGGCTGGGCGGCGGATAACTTTGATGAATTGGCTGTTAAATACTGCCAATCCTCGTAATATCCATTCGCCACTTTCTCTGTCAGCTTAACGTAAACACCCGTACTCCATGTTTCAACGCCAACATCTACGTAAGTATCCGTATTATCTCTAATCTGGCGCTTCTTGACCTCTTTGTTGGCAAATAAAGTGCTATCATTCGCATCGGAAACAGCGTCATCAGTTTGCGTCTCGGTTAATACACTTGTCTCTACACTTATATCAGAACCAATTACCGTATAAACGGGCAAAGTCTCTCCCTTTGCTATCAGCGCCTCCCTAAGTACATATGGATTGCTAATAGTCTGACTTGAATATGTATATATTGCCACGTTACGTACTCCACGTTTCTACTGTGAATGTCTTGTCATTAACCGCGACCTCTTTGCCCGACTCGCCGGAGCTAAGGTACATTTTTAAAGTGTGGGAGGTTGCTGTTAGCGTGTGTTTGCTTTCCCATGTCATAGGCTCGTTCGCGTCTGCGTTGTCATCCTCGCCAACTGGATAGGTTGTAAACGTGTCTATCTCAACGTCGTCAAGGTGCCGTAAAGAGCACCCAGCATGTATTCATCTAACCTTGCTGGGGTAAATGTAGAAGTAAATATTAATTGCGGGGTTTCGGAGGTTGTTGTTGCCTGCGTATTGTCTTCCTCATAATTCCTATAGTCTTTACAGCATCCAAATATGGGCATTTAAAACTCCGTTGGATAAGCGTTAGGCGTTCCGCTTACGGCTATCGCGGATATCTCTCCAGTGTACATATTATCCGTTGGCAACTCGTATGTTTGCCCGTCGCATATTGGTATGCCCTTTTTATCATTATCCATAGCTGCGGGCTGTAACTTTACCCATGCATCGCCACCAGTAACCGCTATTGCAATGTAAATTCTTTCTGAATTAGACGACAGGACGGCAGTGGAGGTTGTGGCGTTTAGAGCCACCGCCGAATCAACGTCTGCCTCGTTGTTTGTGTTTTTATTTCTTCCTATCCTTGCAGCCATTAAAAATTATCCCATTGGTTTGTGAATGAAGCTGTAGCGCCTATTAAGCTGTTATCATAGGCATGAAGGTCGTTAGAAAAGAACACGGAAGTATTAACGTCAACAGCCGATGCTCTAATCTCTATGTCAGTCTTCTCGGGGATGGCAAATCTACCGGGCACATCGGTGATTAAATTATTCTGGTACCCGGGGAACTCTCCCTCAACAGCAAAGAACCCCCCTTGTGGTCGTATGTCTGTTTCAATAGTTACAGAAGCCCCTTTAGAGAGAATTACCCTAAACAACAAGGATGTCATAGTCTTCCCAGCAGGGACGGTAACCAGACCCATATTGGACTTCCCTCTCCCCTGTATAATCTTAGATTTTATTTCATCTTCGTTGTCTGGAACACCCCCTGTAACGTCGCTAGTGCTAGTTAGGTAAATATCACCTAGTGGTTCTGTCGCTCCAAGGGCTCTTATCTCAAACACTCTGAATAAATCAGTACCAATCGCTATGGGTGTTTGCCCTGTGAGTGTTTTAAGCTGGGTGACGGGTGAAAAAGTGTCATCCATGCCGGATATAAATACAAGCATCGTATCGGCGGCGCTGGAGCTAGATAAAAACAATCCTGTATCCGCTGTGAGATATGTATACAGCTTGTTCGTCGTGGAGGCTGCATCCCATACCGTGTAAAGGCCGTCCCCAGCGACGATAACCGGCACCCTTCCCACCAATAGCAAGGAATTTACGCCCTCTACGTTCCCTAAAGCCACTTGGGCCCCGAAATCCTGAAAACTAAGGTGCTTTATGGTCATGTGTTATCACCTATAGTCAGGGTGATGTTTGGATTAGTAGCCCCTGTCAACGTGTAGTAAATCCTCATCTGCCCGCTATTCATACTTACCACAGGCAGATTAAATTCTCTTGTTTCGGCAGTGTTTATCTGAAACTGGGTGCCCGTTAGGTCATTCCAAGGAAGTATATTATCCCCGTCAGATAACGACAAAAAGAAACCCAATACACCGCCGCCGAAAGAGCCGCCAGCTTCAATCAATCCCGTAATAGGCTGCTTATGCTCTTGGTACTTTCTGATTAATTGCAAAGAACCATTTGATGTAATGGTCTTTGAGAAAGAACTCATGTATTCACCTGCGGTGTGGGGTCAGGGTTGTTTACAAGGATAGTATTTTCTATTTGCTTGGTTATCGCGTCTTGAGTGTTGAGTTGAACCTCTGACATTGTCTTAGCTGTGTTGGCCTGTTGATCCTGAGCCTCCAATTGTGCCACGTTGCCCGCCGCCTGCGCTGCCGCTGCTCTGCGTTTCTCTATCTTCTCAATCAACTCATCCTTGTTTCTTACATCAGGTGCAAGGGCTATCAAATCAACAATATCAATATCCCCGCCCTGCGCAAATTGAAGGATAGCGTTGAACTGTTCTTCTTGTGCGTTAATAACATCGAAGGATTGGTCAAGAATAATATCAATATCTAATCCCGAGGTTTCATTCCTTACTTCAATGATTTCGTTTAGCTTGGCATTTGCTTGCTGAGATGTATCGGGGTTTTGCGCGGCGGACATTAAGAATTGGAACGAAGCGGCAAACTTCTGCCTATCTTCTAGCAACAAGGACTCATCGTTAATCTGCTCCTCAAGCCATTGCTGTGTTGTTACTTGGGAATTTAAACCCACCCAACGTAGATTGTCTTGGTCATCCGTTACCCGTATCCACTTCTCTTCGTTCCAGAACTGTTTGATACGAGCCCATATTTGCTTGTAGATGCGTTTCTCCCAAGCATTAAGCACGGCAAACTGTCTGTTTAGCTCTATTGTACCTGCACGCTGTAGCTTATCAATCGCGCGCCCTGAAAGCTCACCTGAACCCCTCTCACCAGCTAACTGAGCGTTAAAGCTAATGGCGTCTAATTCGTTCTTGGAATCCTGATAGAACTCAAATTGTCCCTGTGTCATGTCGGCAGTAGGAAGAACACCGAAGTCCTGCCCAAACTTCTCACCTGTGAACTGGACGTGCCCATTGGGCTTGTTAAGTTCGCGCTTCATAGCGTCAATGTCTTTTTCCTTACCCTGACGCCCGAATGTCTGGCGCACGGAGAGAAGGTGCAGGGATTTAGAGCGTCTGTGGTTAATCTCGTCTTGTAAGTCGATGTAGGCTCTCACCTCGCCATAGCGGCGGTTATCGCGGTCAACGTTTGCAGAGACCAGCTCTATAATATTACTCGGCTCACCCTCGTCATCAAGGAAGGGGCTTTCCTTAGGTTTAACAAGGAACTCATCACCGGAGAAGATTGCGTACCACCACTTACCCTTATTGATATAAAAATGAAACGCTACACGAATGCGGCGGCGGTCTCTATCTTGCCAGCGGGGTCTGTCCTCGAATGTCTCACCGTCACCCTCTAATTCTTGTCCGCCTGCGAGGAGGTTTTCAAGTACGGTCTTGCTTGTCTTGGGGAATAATTCTTTAACTTGGTCTTCAGATAGCCAAACCATCTGCCCCATGTAACGTGCGTCCGAGAAGTCTTTCTCTCTCGAATGCGTATCGAAATAGATTCTATCCCATGGAATGCGTGTGATGCGTATTTCAATCTCGCCGGAAGCGTTTTGCTTTACGTCTGTAATCGCCCCAGCGGTTCCCTCAATAAAGAAATCCTCAGCAACGTCAGCCTTAGTCATATCGAGCTCATTGTTATCAGCCACAAACCTCAGGGCGTCCGTAATAACGTGGCTTGCCTCTTCATGCTTCTCGGTGCGCGGGAAAGCTTTAGGGTCGGTCTGACGCATGTTGTAAAGACCAATCAAACCCTCAACCTTTGGCTTGATGCGGTTGACTACAATAGCGGCTTGTTGGCGAGACCGGAGCTTTGATACTTGGTTATCTGTCCACTGCTTGTGGTCATAATAGTCTCTATCACGTTCGGATAGTCTTCGAGACTCATCCGTATCCGTGATGTATCTATTAATCTGGTCTCGTAAAACCGTGATATCAGCCATTCATTGCGTCCTGAAGTTTTTTATACTGTGCTTCGTATTTAGACTTAAGCTCTTGTGCTTCTGCCTTCAATGTCTCAGCTTCCGCCAGAGCTTTCTCTGCGGCTGTTTCTTTCCTGCGGCATGAGGCTTTGGTTTTCTTTTCGAGCGAGGCTAGTTCTGTTTCGCGCTCGGCGAGGGCATCTTTAGCGGCTACGTTGGCACTAACAATATCAAGGGACAGTGAAAGATTCTTCTTGGTCTTTTCCTGACCCGCCGCAATCTCATCCTTAACAACCTCAAGCGCCGTACGCTCTTTACTCAACGCCAGAAACTCCTTCTTATGCGCTGCCTTGGATTTATCGTAAGTCTCCGTGGCATCATCAAGCTCCGTAATCTTATCCTTCAGACCCTGCAAAGCCTTATTCTTACCATCAGTCGTGCTAAGCACTTCGATAAGTTCATTTCGTTTCTTGTCGTTCATGTGATTTTCCAATCCATAGTTAATCAAAGTGTTTTAGTAGTGGCGCTATAGCATTTATTGGCTGTTTTCTGCGGGTTTCATTTTTGGTGTTTTTAATTCTAATAATCTTAAATACATATCCAATGGAGATATCTTCTCTAATTCCCCTCCGGCATCTATTATAAATTTCCCATCATCCGTGATGCTAACCAGTTTGCCAGTCGTCTGCGTCATCTTCATAGCTTCCATATGCATCGGACTCCCGTGTTTCTTCTTGGATTAGCTTCCTTGGCCCGAATGTCTGGTCGAGTATTCTCCCAAATAGCCCACATACATCAACTGCATCATCATACTTACCCGTGGGGAACTTTAGGAGCTGGGTTATCAGTCTCTCTCCCCAAGGTGTGTTTGGTATGTGTACCTTGCCCTGTGAAGCTAATGCTTGGAACGCTCTTGCGTTAGCCGCTTTGTTCTTATTGGAGGTTATCCACTCGGTAGAGAAATAACACTTCTGTCTTTGTTGCTCTCTTTTTAGGAACGGCTCTATCGACCTTCTAATCGGCCCGCCCTCTGCTACCCATGTGTAGGGTTCATGTGCCTGTACGAGCCTTATTTCCTCATCAATCCATGTATCTGGAGCCGTTTGTCCGTACCACCAATCAACAAACCAAAGGTCTTCCTTCTCATCGAAGCCAGCTATACCATGTTCGGTAAAGTCTCCCCCACCTTCCGTTACAGCGTAATCACTCGCGCCGTACTTATATAACTCTGGCTCTTTACCTATCTCAAATCTCTCAAACCAATCGCGCTTAAAGAACTCACCATCTTCGGGTGAGGGCTCTTGCATCATTTGGCCTGCAAATGTACGAGGGTCAGCTCTGCGCTCTGTCTCTAGGTCTTCTAATGTATGTTTAAACGGCCACAGAGCTTTCCCATCGCATATAGCAGGCAGTTTGAGGTGAAAGAAGTCCTCACCCATACCGCCATCTAATACGTATCCGCTCATGTCCTCCTCATGCAGTCTTTGCATAATTATAATAATTGGCGTATTGCGGTTATTCCTACGGGACTTGATTGTCGCATTGAGGCGGTCGTTAATCCTTGACCGCTCTCCGTCTCTTTCTGCGTCATCCACCTTAAGCGGGTCATCAATAATAATAGCACCGCTAAACTCAGAGGACTCAGTAGAACCAGCGCCAAAGCCCGTAATAGCTCCCCCTGCGCCGGTAGCGTAAAGACCACCTCCTTCAGTTGTGTACCATTTCTTCTTACTCTTTGAATCATCCTTAAGCTTGATTGGCCAATACTCTTGGAACTCATCACTAAGTATAAGCTCCTTAGCCTTAGAGCTGTTCTCAAGGGCTAGATCGTCAGAGTAACTTAGATGTATGAATTTGCTTTTAGGGTTGTCAGCTATGCACTGAGCGACCCAATTAATGACGGCCATCTCAGTCTTGCCGTAACGAGGGGGCATGTTAATCAATAAGTTCTTTATCTCACCAGACCTTACTTTAGCAAGGGCGTCAGATATAGCCTCGTGGTGCCAGTTCTCTATGAACTTATCGCCCCTAGACGCAAAGGAATACTTAGTGAACGATATCAGATTCGATTGATACTCTCGCTTCTGTATTTCCTTCTTTGCTCTCTCTAGAGCGACCGAGTGATTGAAGTCCGGCAACGAGTTCATGTAATTGTTCGCCCTCCAAGCCCTCTATGAATGCGTCAAAGGCTACGTCTTGTGTGTTGTTAATATTTATGTCCTTAGGGAGTATTGAAGCAGCTACACGTAGGAACGTGCTTGGATCGTCTCTCATTACACTCTCTACTACTGCTTTACCACCCTCTTGCCAAGCTGAGAGCATGTCTTGATAGAAGCTTTCAGAGAACTTGGACTTAGCTCCTTTGGGTCTTCCCTTAGGGTTTCCGCTCTCTCCCTCTTTCCAAGGGGCTTTCAAATGGGTGTTCTTAATTGTTTTATCACCGCTCATTTGTACATCTCTGATTTATGTATTTGTTTATAGATAACTTCTGCCGCTGTGGCTTGTATGCTTGTCATGTATTCGTTGTAATGGTCTAACGCGGGCGTGCTGCTCACCATCTTGGAATAAAGCTCGTCTAAAATATGCTGGGTAATGTCAAACTTAAGCGGTGCGTCTACCAACAAATACTTACCCTTCATCACTCAATAATTCTAACCTCTTCGTGTGCGCCTGTAATCTTACCATCTCTAAAGCCGTATGTGATTATGCGCTCTTGGTTGTCTTCTTCAATCGTTGCGGCGTGTAGCGTGCCTGTGAAATCAGGGCGCTTGTCGCTGATGTCCTTAAGAATGAGTTTGTGCTCTTCTTTGCTTATTGCTGCCGCTCTCATCTCACTCATCCTTCACGTAAGTTGTTTGGTACCTCAGAACTGCGTCTATTTGCTCTTGTGTGAATTCCCTCACAGTCTCGGGCTCATCAATAATTAGCATCCCATAACCCCTTAACTCTCCTTAGAAGAATGTTTTTGATTATGTATAATTTTGTTGCTGCTCTAAAGTCCTTTGACCCCAGCACTAACCATATAATATCTTTACCATCAGTGCTCATCTTAACTCCTCAATTATATTCCAAATCCACAGGGCGCAAACAATGCAGGCCACTATGAATATAAAGTTCATTCCCCGTTAATCTCGTCTATGTATTCCTGAGGTATGTAGCATCTTGGGTTTACTTCAATGCCTTTGCTCTCAAGGTGCCTTGCCCAGTCAGGTTTAATCTTACCGCCGCACATCCTAAAGAATAACTCTGTGTTTGGGTCGTCAAATACTTGTTTCATAGGCAATCTCCTAACCCGTAATCCCTTACAATTCTATTCTGGTCTCTCGCTAGGATGTTTAGGAACGTAACGTATATCTGCGTGCCTGTGTCAGCCTTAACCTCAATGAGTGTGCCGCCTATCTCGTTTAATGTTATAAGCGAGCTGGCTACATTGCTGGCTAATGCCTCATTGGTAATCGTCGCCTGACCTGATTTGATCGTCCATGTTACCGTTGTTACGTTATTATTATCCTCTGACCATGGGTTATAATCAAACTGATATGTTATAGCTGCACCCTTATTGTCAGCGTCATTGAATATTTGCTGGTTGTCTTCGGATGTTATAACATAATCAGGCATTACGAGTCTTGAACCGTGTCAATGTGAGTATAAAGAGGTAATCCGTCCTCTGCTATTGGGAATTCCTCGACTCCATCTGCCGCTATGTAAATATTCTCGGCTGTGTCGATGACAGCATTTACTGCCGAGTCGCCGGGCCGTATCCAAATTGCAGTTCCATTTGACTTAACACGGACGTATGCAGTCTTAGAATTCAAGGCAGCCGAACGGGCTCCTACTGTTACGGCTTGCGTTGTTACAATCTTGGGGATTCCGTCAATAAAATTATCGCTTTCGAAAATCTGTGCGCTGTATTCAATGATATTTACTTCGCCTGCCATGTATTACTCCTGTGCTGGAAATTCTATTATACCAACATATACAGATACCTGTTAAATGTCAACTAAAGTGCATTTCACAATATTCGTTTAAACCCTGATAGAAATATGTGCTTATGGTTTGCCGGGTTCTTTGTCTTACTTCGCCCATCTGTTTAAATGATACCCCATGTACCACAAAGTCAATTACTGCCCCAGTGTGTTTTATATCCCCCTCGTTGCGCCACTTCTTAACCTTGTCAGCCATGCGTAGGGAAAACTCTTGATGGCCCCCCGAGCCTGTGCCTCTTGTTCTTAGTAAATCGCTGTCTGGGTAGCCCATGTGCCCAGCTACGCATTTAAACCCTACCTCTATCTCCCTACAAGCGTCCTGCATTTCATCTGTGAGGTTCTTCCATACATTGTGGTAGGATTTGCGCATCATCCCTATACGGTCACGGGTGGCTGTTTCTCTGTATCTTATGGGGACTAGGTTGGCTTCCATATCTATCCTTAATCACCCCTACCTCGTGCTCAGGGAGTTTAAGGTAGTCTATCAAATATTATTGAGTAGTTCAAGGTTTATCCATATCTATTAATCGTGTTGCTTCATTAGCGGCTATCTTTGCGAACTCCCACCCACGAAACGTGCTACTGTCCTTAAAGCTAACCGCTGGCACAAAACCGCCATCTTCTTGTCTTACAGCTATACGCAACGGTATAGGGTCGCATGTCGGGTGCGCCTCTAGCATCCACCTACCCTCTGTAGCCTCCCTCCGCGCAGCCTTGATAGCCTCAATGCAGGGGGCTTGCTTTAAGTATGCTTGGGCTGCTTGGATTATAATTTCCACCTCATTATCACACCCAAATCCGTCTATTTTCTCTAAAGCCTCTCTCAACTCTTCATTATCAATCATGTCTTATCCTCCCATAGCCCATCGGTAACATTAGGGGATGCTTTTATGGCAGCTTTGTAAGTTTTCTTTGTCGTGCTTCTATACTGGAAACCGTTCTCAAGGGCGGTTTCTATATCATCCGTAGCCTCACAAAGCACAACAGCTATTTTTCCGTCAGATATAGCTTGTAGGAGGTTTCTGGTGAATTTGGTTGATGCGTGGATATTAGCCAGATGCTTATTCTTGCACCTATCGTAATGGCTGTATTGCTCTAAAGCCTCATTTAATTCTTTAATTGGTATCATCGTTCTTTTCCTTTGTTGGCGGCGTTAGGTTTAGCATTGTATAAATTTCGGTGTCTACATCCTGCCAGCTAATTTTATCCACTCCATCGATATGACCGCCGGTAAGCGATATATGGCGGTGCTTGTATTCGGCTTGTAAAATAAACCGCCCTTTTTTGTCGTTCCTGTATCGTGTCTTTCCTGTAAGCTTCTTACTCATGGCTTCCCCCCAATCAACGCCAGCACATCGTCTAGTGCTTTGTTATAATCAGTGAGTTTTGGCTCACCAAGAAAATATTCCCGCAATTCCTCATCCACCTTCTCCCGAAGCTCGTTTAATTGTGGTTGCTGTAGGGCTGCTTGAAATGTCTTTCTGTGAAGGTATAAATACTTTTCGGCTGTCATCCGGCCGTAATGATATTCCCAAATGTCCTCTAAAGCTTCGTCACGCTCCGCATTGTCAATGGGTGGTGTTGTGCGGGTGTTCCATTGGTCATACGCAAAACTTCGCTCAAAGTGAGGAATTCCAGTCATACATTTGCAATCAGTACACTGGATGTGCCTCGCTTCTGTTTCCTCGAACCACGTTAATAGCTCAGCATCACCTCCACAAAACGGGCATGGTTTAATTTCTTCGCTCATCTTCTCATCCTCCTGAATAATCATGGTTTTCTAATGGTGTTGTTGCTTCTTGGAACATTTTAGCGGCATCCAGCACAGCTTGAGCGTTATGCTCATTCCCGCACCAAAGCGCCCATTCTCCTCGATCCTCTGTCTCGTCGGCGGGTTTTACGGCGTTCATGAGACCGACATCAAGCCCTTTAGGTTTGGCATCAATCAGAGCGTCTAGTTTGGTGATATACTTACGTTCCATGCTAAACGCGGCTAACCTCATATCGTCAGTAATTTCCTTAAGCTCTCCGTTTGGGTTTCTGTTGTCTATCAACGCGGCTTTTGCTCGTAAGCTTCTAATGTGAAAACGCATACCCTCCCGAACCTCCAATAGCACCCCTGTATGTTTATTCTCCATCATCCGTTCTCCTTCAGCTTGCTTAGTGTGGCTTCGATTTGGGCGTTGTGGGCACCGCGCCTATATATGTCCGTCTTATATACCGCGCCCTTAAATACTGGCGTTGCATACTTCTGCCCCTCCAACCATTCTATCAGCTCGGCTTTATCGTAGAGGTTATCGAGGGCGGTCAGGGCTTGGCTCTTGGTGTCTGAATTGATACCAAGCAGTATCTTTCGTCCCGATACATCTTTCGCCGAAGCAACGGTGAGGGCGTACTTATTGGATTTAATCCACAGCTTGTTCACGGCCTCCCGAACAATCTTGATGTTATCTGTCATTCTCTCGTTTCCAATCTATTGATTTCATTAATCTTGTCGCTCCATTGTACGCGGCGCAAGCCTCATCTTCTGTATCGTAATAACCAAGGCAAACATAATTTTCCTTACTAACCCAGATGGAAGAGCGCCACGGCCTAACCTTTTTCCCTTTAACCAGATGCGCGCCCGTTTTAATGGGTCTGTGATGTTTCCACTTTTCAATTATGTTTTTTCTAAAAGTTACCCACTCAAGATTATCCTCTCGGTTGTCTGTTTTTATACTGTTCTTGTGGTGGACACACTCTGACCCTTCCGGTTTGTAGCAAAAAGCATTGGCCACCAGTGAATGAACTGTATATGTTTTTCTTCTTTTGTTCTCATAAAATGATACGCGGGGATATCCGCAATTACTTATGCCATGAGCCAGAACCCTACCATCTCGGGTGTATGGTCGCCCGCCGTTTTTTGGGTTTACCGTCCTACTTATTACCCTGACGCGCCCAAGATTAGACACCTCATAAAAAGACCACCCCTCTACTTTTGTCCAAATCTCATTCATCATTTTGCCTCTTCCAGTCAATCGCAGCTATTATTGCGTGTGCCTCTGCGATGGTTTCTGTGTGTAGTTTAGGGGCTTCAAAATATTCGAAATAGTCCCCAAGCCCCTCGCTGTGCGCAGGAATTGTTATAGTCGCGTATGTTTTCCTGTTACAGTCTGTGATTATAGTGAGCATATGCCCCTCCAACTCAGCATCACGAACAGCCTTGAGCGCGTCTCTGGAGCGGGTGTATTGTTTATCAGTGTTGCCGCATATAAATAAATCAGATGTTTCTAACCAAGAGCCCTTTTTGCGGAACAGCTCACAATCTAGGGTGTCTGTTTTGTAAACGGCAAACAAACTCCTATCTACAAAGATTTGCCGCCCATCATCTGTTACATTTTCCGCTACATACAACGCCATTAAAACGTCAATCTCACCCAACACCTCCACCGCTGTATCATCGTTCACAGCTTCGAGCATTGTGCATATCTTTTGGGCTTGTGGGGTCACCGCACTATCTCCATGATAACTTTATCCGTATTAGCCTGCGCCCTTACGAGTTGTTGTCTTAGGATGTGTATGGTTAAATCAAAAATCATCGCGGTTTTCTCCGTGGCGTTGGCGCATATATCAGCTTATCCCCGTCGATAATCAAAGCGAGTTTAGATATAATTGCGCTAGTCTTTTCCTCATCCGTGCATTTATAAATGACCTTTGCAGGCACGTAGAATTCTACAAACATCCCTGCTGCTATTACACCTATGCACATTCCAATTAATAAATTAGTCATCCTTCTTTTTCCCCTATTGATTCAAGTTTTTCTAAATATGCGTTTCGCGCGCCCTCTATTGTCTTGTGGTTGCCGAGGTGCACCGCCTTTCTGTTGATAAGTATTTTCGCGCAATATTCACCTGTAATTTTTCCAACAGAAACCCCAGTAGGGAGGCCACCCTTGCTCGCATGATACCTGCGTGCGTTTTCCCTTGGGGTGACATACTCTAAATTGTCTACGTTATTGTTGGTTTTAATCCCGTCTATGTGGTCAGTCATTAATTCACTCTCACCAAGAAACGCCTCCATAACGAGCCTATGTACGAATTTATTGGTTCGCTTATCTTTTACGCAAAGATTGACCCTATGATACCCATACGGGGTTACCCTCCCTCCCTTTATTGCGCCCTTTATCGCCCTAGACACACCCGCACTTGTGACAATAACCCTATCGATTGAGCGAACGCGGCCAAGGTCTGATACCTCATAAGCTCCATCAAACCCCACTACTGCTTTCCAAATCTCTCTACGGTCTTTCAATCTGTTATCTCCTTTGTTTTCAGGTTTTGTAGGGCGGCGTGTGCGTTCTTATATTTCAAATCCACCGCGTCAATGGGTATTATATTTTCGTTTGTCGACCGCTTAATGTCGTTATTTAATGCCGTGAGCAATCCGTGGAAAACATCTAAAGCGTGCCTTACATCATGCTTATCATCCATCAAACACATCCTTCCTGCGTACATTCCGGCGTTCCCGCCCAGTAAGTGATATATGAACATGAGCCTACAAACATAATTAATGCGGCGGCGGTTAGTATTACTGCGTCTGTAATCTTTTGTTTGCGTACTTGTGGGGTGTTGTGTCTAAACATCATCTTCTTGCTCCTTTATTCCTTTAAATAGATGTGTAATAGCAGCCATATCGAACATTATGGTGCGGCTAAAATCTTCTTCTTTGGGTATCCCCTCAATATAAGCTTTAAGCTCTGCGTGGGCTTTCTCTACTAGGTCGAATACCATTCTCTCCGGCTGCGTCTGGGGCGAGTAAATATTAGCTACCTCCTCCAGCGCCTCAAGTGCTTTATTTAATGTTCCAGTCATGTTGTCTCTCCAAAATGTTCGGCGATTGCGTCAAATATTGATTGCCCGAATGTCCACTCATCGGTGGGGCAGGCGAAGCATTGATCTTTAGCCATCGCTATAGCCTCATCCTTACCTTGTCGATCCCAGCCTGATTTATATAGCTTGATAAAAATTTCCGGTTGGTCAGCAAAGTCTTTTTTAACTGCATTTATATTAAGAAACATTGTCTCTCCTCCTATCGGTTATTTCTTTTATGCTCTCACATATCTCTGTTAGGGTTTCTCGCCAAATATCTTGTTAATTTGCTTACTAAGTTTTGTTAGCTTGTCTACCGCTTCTTTGGGTGGCGTGCGGTGCCCTGTCATCCAGCTTTTTACTGTGTTGTGGTTGCCATCGAGTAAGCGTGTTAGGCTTTGTGGTGATAGGCCGCAGTCGTGTACTTGTTGTTTGAAATTACTCATCTACTTCTTTTCGCCCTTTAACCACAACACATTTTCTACATAGTCATCAGTAACCTCTGCAAAAATAACACCTCGGCTATCAAACCTGTGTCTTGACGGTTCACCATACTGTTTTGTAATTTCCGCGAAAATATACGGTTGATTTATTGCTTTTATGCTTATCAAATCACCCTTCCATGAATTGTCTTTATGTGATGTCCATTCGAGTATTGTCACAGTATCCCCAACCTTTAAATTTTTTGGGTTTATTTTTTTCATCATTGCTTTAGTCATGTCTCTCTCCATGGGGTTAATTCCCCTCTATGAAACGACTATGCACCCTATTTAGATGCAGCGCAACCCTTATTTGTATTTATTTTGATTATTTCTTTAACCCGATTTAAAGCCTGCTCAGGGGTCTTCTCTCTCACCATGTACACTATATGACCTAATTCAGTTAAAAGCGCGTGCTCGGCCTCCTGTGGGGAACTGAGGCCATTATAGTTAGACCAGCACTTGAGTTCTACATGCACCAGTATGCCATTCGGGAGTTTTATCTTTATGTCCGGCACACCCGCGTCCATGCCCTGTGATTTAACTTGATTGATTTGATAGGGTTTAAGTCTTATGCCTTCCATTCCTACGTCAAAGGAAAGTTTTCTTAATGCTTTTTGTTCACGCAGCCATACGACTATGTGCTTTTGGTGCTGGCTCTCTGTGTATTTTTGGCCTTCGTTATTCATCGCCCCCATCCCTTGTTTTAAATAATGACCTAGCCATCGCTCTATTCTTCTCCTCAACAATCATCTTCATGGCTATTTGCATGGGGTCTTTACTGTCTGCCTCCCTCTGATTTTCTCTCTCAATAACACCGTCTGCATCGTCGTCACAATCTGGGTCGATCAATTCGTAAATCACCCTATATTTTGCTATTGAATACTTGTCCTTATCCTTGTGAATATCGTTGCAATTAGAGTTTCGGGCTTGGCTCGGCGAGTTAAAATCATATTCGTCACAATATGCTCGGCTATACACGCCCTGTGCCTTACCTGTGTCTCTCTGGATTATTCTGTATACGGTATCCGGTTTTTTCTCTTTAGGTTTCATCGTCTCTCTCCTCTGGAGGGTTATTGATTGCCCTCACTAAGTCTCTAAATTGATTCTCTGTTATCTCGGGTAAATTGTCGTTCATTGTCGGCCTCTAATATTGCTTTTCCTATTATGTATGGTATGTGTGGGACTACTGAATTACCTAAGGCTTTAAGTCTGTCCATCCTATCGGGTATCCCATCCAATGCTCCCCTAGCTCCGGCGTAGGTATTAACCCCCTGTGCAACATCTCTTGCGACCAATTCAGAGAACCACTCACCCCTTTCTTTGATGTCTTTCTTGGGCGCCCGCTGTCCAGAACCCTTATCCTGTCCTTCGGGTCTTTGCTCTCCACTGGCATTACTGCTGTCAAGGTTGCCGACAATCCAAATACGCTCTCTTCTGTGGGGAGCATTAACGGCGCAAGCTGGAATACTAAACGCCCTAACGGTGTATCCTTCACTTTCCAAGTCAAAGAGAACTTCATCGAGTCCCATATTGATGTGACCAATAACATTTTCTCCAATGACCCAACGCGGCCTGTGCTTTTGGATGAGCTTAAACATAAAAGGCCAGAGGTGGCGAGGGTCGTCCTTACCTTTTCTTTTTCCTGCAACGCTGAACGGCTGGCAGGGGTAACCTCCACAAATAACGTCAACTGTTCCTTCATAATTTAAATTCCTTACATCGTTGTAGATTGGTGTATCAGGCCAATGTTTGGCTAGCACTCTTTGACAAAACGGCTCTATCTCGCAGAAAGCAACGGTTTTAAATGGTCCCGCTCTCTCTAATCCTAAAGAAAACCCACCAATACCAGAGAACAAATCTAATACTTTTAACATCACTTTTTCACGTATTCAGCTATAGAGGCGACACCAAGCCACTTTTCTCTTGCCGCAACCCCATCGCCAAACGATTCAAGACACCTAATTAAGTGTGCCGCCAAAACAAAGTCTGGTGTATTATATTTGCTGTCAAGCCCCTGCTTATTTAAAAGATAGGCAATCTGCCCCTCTAATTTAGCTTTGTCGTACATCATCTCTCTCCTCTTTCATTGTTCTTTACTGACAGCTTTTCTATCTTATCTGCCCTGTCTTCGTTATTCTCTTCCGTGGTTTTTATGAAACCCGTAATACTCACGGCCTTTTTCCCATGCCTTTATTGCGTCATCTAATTCTTTGTAATAACCGAGATAGTGCGTTTTTTTATTTACCGCCAAGCGCACTCTATACGCGCAGGATCTCTTATTCCAAGATATTCCCATATGCCCTGTGGTGTTGCTTTTGGGGCGCTTTCTATTCTTCCTATTCTCTTGTTTGCTAACTTGCCTTAGGTTCTCTATCCTGTTATCAGAACGATCTCCGTTGATGTGGTCTATCTCGCCCGAAAAGTCTTCACCCGCCATCATTTTCCAAATTATGCGGTGAGCGTAATAAGTTGCGCCTCCCGACCCGACCACTACATAGCCATTCAACGGAGACCCTACCTCTTTCAACACAAAAGAACCTGACCTTAATTTCTTACGGTAAAGCAACCCTGTTGCAAAGTCATAATGGAATTGTTTGTTTAATTTTTCTAGTTCTGGAAGTTCACGAACCTTCATAAGAAAATCCTCTTAATTGTACCCTCCGTGGTTGTAGCACAAAGAATACATTTAAAAGGACTCAGGCAACCTACAACATTGCTAGAAACATACTACCTTATCCCAAATATAAAATCAACCATATCTATCCTTGTCGCGTTGCAACCAAGAAACAATCAGTGTTAACCACTTCATGTCGGCGTAGACCTTGTGGGGTTTGTCAGCCATCCAGATATCCATCTTCTCTATCTTCTCTATAAATTGATATTGGTCTCCATTCATTGAGTATGTTTGATAGAGCATGTTGAGTGCTTTTGCATCCAGCTTTATAACTTGGCCTTCAAAGGGTTCTGTTATGCGCGGGAGGGAGTAATAGCCCTCTGAGTCCTCTAGGCGTTGTTTCATGCTATCTTTCATGGCGCCGCGTCCTCGCTGCCTGTAGGTGGACTAAACAAGCCTTGGTATGCTGACAAAGCCTCGTCTTTTGTGCCACCGAAAGCGTAATTATCGGACGATTGAAGGTCTTCAAACCCCAACCCAACAACACACCACGCATCACCATCTTTATAAACCTTAATAGCCCACCAAGGTTTTTCTAGGCGATCTCTATTGCAGGAGTTGCATACTTGCATCCCGCCGTAAGAAAAGGAATGTGTGCCGCAGCCGTGGGGGAAAATATGCCTGTAGAAAAGCCTGCCTTCTTTTATCATATCGTCAGCCGATACCCAACCACACAGCCTCTCTCTATCGCCTACGCCAATGGACTCGCTGTAGGTGTCGCCTAGTATTCTGGAGTTAAACCCCCCGCACCATTCTCCCCCCATAGCCATAGGGTTTGTAAGAATATCCTGCGCCATTTTTAGTTTATCCATAGTATCTCTCCTTTAGTTATGTTTAATAATTACGCAGTGTAGTAGCCTTAATTAATTTAAAGTCATAGTTCCTTTTCCGTTATCCCCGATATACTCACGTACATCACAACGGCACCAAGGGAGATATATATTAGCCTCGTTTAGCACAGCTAGCTATTTTATAGTGTTGCCCTTCACCCCCGACTTACATTTAATTCAGTTGTAAGAACTATCATAGTATCGTACGAAAACGCTGTGTTGCACTCATAGCCTATATCAAGCATTTGAGCGGGTCGGAAACCCCTCCAGTCACTTTAAGAGTATGGCAGGGCGCTAATCCTGCTGAATTATACTTGGTGTTAGTTAGCACCTCGCATTGAGGGACAGACGTAAATATTTTCACCAAGCTTATAGGATGCTCCTGTCTTCCGCTTGTTTACCTAACTTGTATTCCAACACAGGCGAGATAACATCCTTCCAAGCCGCTCAACTCTGCGTGTCTCCAAGGTATCAGTGTTAGACATACCTAGCTTTCCACGCCGCATACTCTTAAAATAACCTTCAGGTAAAGTGCCCCCGAGGTATCTAAATTACTTCTGGGGCTTAGCAACCAGTGTAGGAATATATCATAAGAGCTGTACGGATATTCCCCAAAAGAACGTAAAGCAATTGAGGCACAAAAAAACCTCTGAGGTAATCTGCGTGATTGTGGCACTACAGACTACGTCAAAGGTTTCTTCACAGCCCACAATGCCGCTTAGTTATTAAACTCTACACCATGTATTATTGTCTTGCAAGGGGGTAAATAAAGTTTATACTGGTTTTGTGAGCAGCCTTGTATGTGTGAACGCTTACCCTTTAGTAACACATTCGGCCGTTGGATCGGAGGTAAGAAGTCCAACAATAGAGCGGGGGATACCCTGCATGCTCACAAACTCCCCCTTGTAAACACCTTCTATACTGATATAATACATACAGGCTTAGCCTACGGGGTCTGCCCTAACGGGTGATAGTGTTAAAAGCAGGAGATAAAGGTAAACTTCGTGTGTTGCGACTCAACCTGCCAGACCCACTACCTGCAAACAATCTTACTTGCTTTAACTTAGGTATAGTTTATAATGATAGGTGAGTTGAGGCGGGGAAATGCAGACCCGTTAAGTTGACGAGCTTATGCTTTGTGATTCGAGATAGGGGAAACCCTTGAAGTGACTATGGTGTTTGGATTTCGCAACCGTGCAAAGTAAGTAGGAGTAGCGACCTGCCAACTCCCCCTTGCCAAACCATCTTAAAAGAACGCCCCGCATAGTTTAAGATGCAGGGCTAGTTAGGGAATTAGGTATAGGGGTTAGTCTTTGTTTGCGGGTGGGTTAGGCAGGGGCATCCAGTGAGAGGGTTTAGCGGCTATTCTTGTGCCTACTGGCCTCCAATACGGCTCGGACGCTTCCTTTTCTGACGGGATATACCAATAACCAACAAACATTACCCCCCACTGTGTGGTAATTAGCATTGTAGACCCATCTCTGGGCGCTGTATCAATCGGTTGCCACCCCTCAAGCTCGTCTTTTTTATGTTCTGTTTTCATGGGGTTGTGTCCTTGTGTGGAATTGCGAATGTTTGCACGGGAAGGGGTACGGCACATATTCCATGCTCTACGTAGAAATGTCCTTGCTCTGTCATTTTATAGACTGTGTTTTTTCCAAACACCCCAGCAAGGTCGCAGTCAAGAAGCCCCTCTTCGGTGAAGTATGCGGTTTGCTCGTCAACGTACTTTTGCCCAAGATCGCCCGCGTAATCAACAGGGCGCGTGTGATACCAAAGTAATATTTCAATTTGTGCCGGACTCATCTTCGTTCTCCATTTGCTTTAGGGTGGTTTCTATCTTGTCGTAGTTGCTTTTAGACGGCTCTGAGGGTTTTGTTTTCAGGTACGACTTAAGGGCGGGGTAAGTTACACCCGCGTCCTCTGCAAACTGCTCTTGGTTTACTCCTGTGCGCACTATGCGCCAATTCCATGTATCTTGTGACATATTATCTCCTAGTTAAAAAATGAGGTTGCCCAAGGGCGTTCTGCCGATATAGTTTCTTATACAGTGTATTTAAGATGCACCTTTCAACTGCCTTAACAAGTGACCAGCTCTAGGGTTAGTGTACCTTACCCAGTGTCGACAGCTCCGACCAATCACAAGCTATTTGCTACTTCCTCGCAACAACCTCACCCTATTTATACATCACCTATATATAATGTCAATAATAAAAAAGAGAGAAAATTAATAAAAAAGCTATTGACGTGGGTGAAACACTGGGTTAAGTTTGTTGTGAGGTCGGGAGCGAAGTGTAGGTAACACTGTTCAGTTTTCGCCGTAACGGGTTAGCACAGCCCCGCTGACCTCAACTTTAACAAGGGAGAGAGAAATGAAATTCACTGACACGACAGATTTTGAAGAATTGCTATCTGAGTTTTGCGGCGACCATATGGAGAAATGGGGTGTTGGCACAATTACCGCCGAACTTCAAAACCTAGCCGCCGACCTATTAAGCGACAGCGGCGATACGGAATTTATTAACAGCGCGGTGGAAAGCTTCGCGACCCGCGCACACAACTATTAAGGGAGAGAGAAATGGATAAAGCAAATATAACTGTTAATAAGAAAACGGGAAAGTCCACCGCTCAGAATTGGGGAAACGGCATAGAGGATAATTCAACAACGGTTGTTAATGTATTTGTCATCACATCACAAGACCCAGATAAATGTTGGGAGAAAATAATGAAGCAGGTTGTTAAACACGGTGGTGTAAACCCCATAATCATTAAATAAGGAGAGAGATATGTTTGGATTAACCACAACTAAAGACCGCGATTACTGGAAAGATTCCCGTAATGAAGCATATAAATATTGGGAAGCTGCGGAGATTAAAATCATTCACCTGAATGCCAAGATATCCGGATACGAGAAGGCACATAAGCCTGTATACAACAATAAGGCTAAGAGATGGCAGGACGGGATAACCGGAGCTTTTGTAAGGGCGCCTGATCCCATTGTTCAAGAACACAAAGAAGCCTGCGCTGCATATGGGGGCTTAACCCGTACAGGCGGCTCTGATAACAGGTATTTGTGTAAACAGTCAGGAGAAGCGTAATGGAAGCCAAATTCACAAACCCACCAAATGACATTGCATACACAATCCAACAGGGCATATTTTTCCGGAAGGCACACGCGGGGCAAATAGAGGCGGCTGATGGGGCTGAAGACGCTTGGCGCGAGTTCATGCACGCCCTTGGATGCCACAAGGATTACTTGGAAGAAACAGACGTTGAATGTAGGGAGATAGGTTGATGGACTTTAATTTTGCCAAAGTAGCGGTAGGCGACCAAATAACTTTTCGCAACGGGGGTGTCTCTGTTGTGAGGGAGGTCAACCATAATGGGGGCGGTGAGTTTTACCCGATACAAATAAAAATAGAAGGATACCACGCTGGGGAAGACTGGTGGTCTTATGATGGAGATGGCATCCACGGCGAGGGAACAGGTGGGGACGGGGAGCATGATTTTGATGTTCTTGTAATCGAGCGCGAAGCCATGAGTATGATGAAATAAGGAAAAAAATAATGAATGATGAAAATATGGAATTGTGGAATTCGGTTTGCGAGACAGACCCCGCACACACAAAAAAAGTTAATCAGCGTGGTGGCTTTACAGCTATAGACGCTATGTATCAAATTCAAGAGGCCACACGTCAATTCGGTGCTGTTGGTGTTGGTTGGGGCTGGTCTTATGAGTTAATCTTCCCGCCGAATGATACAGTAATTGCCAATGTTTCGCTATGGCACGGCAAGCAAGACCAAGTTGTTAGGCAAGCGGGACAAAAGAAATTGAACGCAAGCAATGGGGCGGATGAGGACGCGGCTAAGAAGGCCATCACGGACGGTTTGACAAAGTGTCTATCATATCTAGGGTTTAATGCTGATGTGTTCCTTGGGAAGTTTGACGATAACAAATACGTTGACTCAATGAAGGACAAACATAAAGAGGTTGTGCCATACGAACCCACCGAAGACGAGAAGCGCACGATTAATGATATTTGCCATATAATTAAGTGCGGGCAGAGTGAGGCTGATTTAGCTAATGTGTTTGAGGAATATCAGGTTGATATGGGAGAGTTTGGTGATCCGGTCTGCCATGATGCGATTAACGAAAGTGCCGTAGAGATGAAAGCGGTTTGGAAAGCTGGTAATCAGGCGCAGAGCCTTAAGTATTCATTCATTAATGTTAATCACGCGTGTGATTCTTATGTGGAAATGAAGGCTAAAATCGGCGCATTCGATAATCTGCCCTTACTGGAGGCTTACTATCAGAAATGGAAGCATAGAATTGACGCACTAGAGCAGGCATTAAAAGCGGATAAGTATAAGCGTGATGGGCTAAATCCACACACAACGCTGGCAAATCTTTATAATAAAAAACTAGGAGAACTAAAATGACTAAATACATAATTAGGTGGGACGCCGGATACGGGGATTCCGTGGAGATTATAGAGGCCGAGTCTCACAATGAGGCTCAGGAAGTGGCTGCTGAATCTTGGAACGAGGAGATACAGGCTAACGCTGATTACGAGGCTAAGGAGTTCACGCTAGAAAACGCGCATGAGCATGACCTTGAAGAACAACATCCAGACTATAAAGGAGAAGACGATGAGTAAACTTAAAATACTGGGCGATATTGTCCACGGTGAGAAATACGAAAAAAACGGTGAAACCAAGTGGAAGAATACCCAGCTGGGAAGCCTCTGGCTAAACGAGGAGGAAGGGGAATATGTTATTAAGTTCCTCGGACAATGGGTAAAGGTATTCCCGCCAAAGATGAAGGGAGAGGGCTATCAAGCTGCTAAGGAGGCGGTGCAGAGCGCTCCTAGTATTCCAGAAGATTTTAGTGATGAGATTCCATTTGCTAAGATGTTGTAATATAAGAGTAAAACATGGTTTCCAACTTTAAACATGAGCGCATTAAGTCCCGTAAGCATCGTAAATTCATCGCGAGCCTCGCTTGTATATGTGGGAAGGAGGGGCGTACTCAAGCGGCACATATCCGTAAGAATAACGGTGGCGGTATGGGGTTTAAGCCGGATGATTCGCATATAGTCCCTCTGTGCTGCTCTGGGATAGGCTGGACTGGTTGCCACGATAAAGAGAGGTTGTGGGGCGAGTCGGTGTTCTGGGAGCGTTACGGGGGAACTGAAAGAGCAACAGAGCTAGCTAAAGCATTGCATGAGTGTACGGGTGATGAAGATAGAGCATTAGAACTTATAAGGGATTTTAAAAATGAAAATTGAAGATATAAAAGAGGCCATAAAAGAGCAGCAAGAATTCTCTAAGGATTATGAAGATAACCGGCGCGTGGTTAGTGCGGCCAATCTAATGGCAGACGGTACAATCGTCATGGGTATTCGTCATTGTTGCCCTCAGATGATATTGCAGGCGAAAATGATGGGGTATTCTGCGGATGATCTAGCTATATCAGGACAGGGTTTTGTCGACAATTACAACAACTATATATCTCGACTAGAGGCTTTCAAAATAGCGTTGCGCAAAGGACAGCTTTTAGAGCCCCATCAACAAGGCACACTCAAAAACCTTTACAGCGAGGATTTGTACTAATGAACGTTAGTTTTTTACATGAATACGACATTATGATTGAGAACCATAGGGTTGATAGCATTCATTACCTTGTTCGTCTTAAGCCAAAGCAGATTATATCTGAATGTAAGCGCATAGCAAAAGAAGAAAGTATGCGTTCATGGAGAAATGTTAATTTAGTGAGATGCATATGAGTGAGGAAGTTTACATCATCCGACCCGATAACAGCGTGCGCTATACGGCTATGAATTTCATTAATGCTCTTGATAAGGAGATTGAGTGGGAAGTTATCATAAAGAAGCACAAAAAGAATAAAAGCCGATCCCAAGAGCGATACTTCCATAAGCTTGTGGATATCATATGTTCATTTAACGGGGATGAAAAGGCCGACATGAAGCGCCGGATTGCTTGGAACTGCCACTTGCGAGAGGAGTTTATTACTGATGATGGGGAGGTTAAGAGCATACCAATGTCTACATCAGGCTTAAAGGTTGGTCAGTATTCTGCTATCATAGAAGCTGCTCAGTTGATTTGCATGGAGTTGGGGTTGAGATACCCAGACCCAGAGGAAGATAGAGGATATTCGAGATGAGTGATTACTCCGTATTAGCTCACTGGAAGGGGAAAGCCCCCTTTAACGAAACCGTTGACTCTATGTGCGGACTATCTAAGGACGAATCAAAAAATGTAGCTGATATTTATTGCGGAAACAAGAAATCAGACAAGGTTGATATTATACACTGCGTAGACGGAAACAGAGTATCTAAAAACATCAAATTAAATGGAGCGAGATCATGAGCAAAGTAATTGATATGAATTTATGGGTAATTGAGAATAGCAATGTAAAAATGGAAATGCCTATCTATGAGGACGAAGACTTCGAATACACCCACCCTAACTTTCACGCTATGACGGGGATGATGAGGCCGAAGATGGAGTACGATATGACCAATGGAGACCCCCACCTAGAGGCGTTACTCGAAGACGCCAAGATGGACTTTGAGAACATCAATAAGCATGCTGAACTTATAATCGAGTCTCTGAAAATCCTCTACAAAAAGCAGGAAAAGGCGGCACGTAAGTTAATGCACATACAGAACTTAAAGGATTCGCAATAGCGAGAACTTATGGGGCAGCTGGTCATTAGCCTTAGTGCTTAAGTCGGTGGCTGGCTGTCCCGCCTATGGAGGATAAAATGAGACATAAACAAGACTATATAGAAAGAGATGCTTCCAGTGTTGTTTGCGCTAGGAGAGCCAAAAGAAATAGAATATTGAAGAACGCAAAGGATGCCTGCAAGCGTCTAGGCGGCTATGTTGAGATGGGCGAGGGGTTTGTTGTTGTTGATACAAGTAAATATAATGTATCGCCTAAATAAAGGAATGAAAAATGTTTGGTTGTTGTAAATTAGCTAGAATGCCTGAGTCTCTTAACGATAAAACAAGTGAAGAGCTTGAGGAAATGGGCATTAGCGTTAGGGATTTAACGGAGATGAATGCATGCACGTGTGGCTGTCACAAGGGCAAGTGCGTCATGTGCTAGATAAAGTTAGCTGCGTGTAAGGCACCTACTAAATCCATGCCAGCAACGTCAAAGTGAATATTATCTGCCTTTACTGTGAATATCGTACTATCAGATGTATCTGCAATGAACACACCAGCCTTAGAGAAGTTCTGCACGGCTAAAATTGCGGCGTCTCTTGTTGGGAATGATCCAATGGGCAACGCGTCTGTGGGGGCTCCTAGGGAGAATTGAACGTTATCACCTGTATCTAACCGGATAAAGTCAATAAGGTCGGATAGGTCGCTATCCATTTGCGCCTCTGTCCGGCTATTGGCTGCGTCTGTTTCCAAGCCCTGTAGGATAATTCCAGCTACGTCTATGTTTTCAGTATCGCGTAATCTTAGATATTGGGTGAGGGCGGCTCCGTATAGGGTTGTTGTATCGTCGGGGTCGGATGCATTCCTAGATGCAAGCCATGCCTCAACTGAAATACCACCTTTAGCCGCTATAGCAAAGACTGGTTGCTCTGCCCTTGAGCGGCTCCATGTATTCATAAATGACGCGCCCATAGAGTATTGGGGGGTCGTGTCGTCAAGAACCGTTAGAACGCTCCCAGCAATCTTATCTATGGCTACAAGGTGACTGTAAGCGGCTAACACTTGGTCGTTGGGAAATACCTTCATTCTATCCTCATAGGGGAATCTTGTGGCTGTCCCTAGATTAGCGTCTCCAACCATGTTTGATTGCAACATGCCAAGGAATGCTTTTTGGGTTGTTACAACGCCGAACCTACCTCTTATGAAGGCAATAACCTGAGATTCCTCTGCGCTGGTTAAAGCACGGTTGTAATAGAGCATGTATCTAAGGCTCTGAGCGCCTGCACCTGTTGAGATGCCAAGCGGTCTGATGAAATTATTATCTACTCCATTTGTGCTCTCAGGGTCAAAATCACCGGACGTTCCGACCTGAGACGAACTATCGTAGTGAGTCATTGTTCCACTAGATGTAGATGAAACATTCATAACCCTAATATGCAAATCTTCTGATTTATCAAAGCCCGTTGATACCTGCACTGTCATATTTGCTTCATTGCGTACATAATCAAGGTCATCATCAGTACCGACTTGAAGGCTAGCATTTGAATTCATACCACCGAACTTTTGTGCGGTAGAGGAATTATCAAAATCATCTGGGTAAACACGACCGGCTTGGAAAATCGTATAAGGTTGTGAGATAACAACGTCAGAGAATAAATCCATTGTGTTGTCATCGAGGTTAGATGCTGAGAGTCTTCCGCTCATATCGAATAGGAGAGTCGGCTCCTCACCAAATGAACCTGATAGAACGATGGAAGAGGATGCTAGGTCTAGGGTGCCCGGATTAACTAAGTTGGCGATATTCCCGATAATCCCGCCAACACCGCTACCTGATTGGAAAGTGATGGATGATATATCGGATAAATCCCACTCACCCGTAAGACCCTCTATTCTACTAGGAGAGAATCTTTCTAATGCTGAGGACAAATCTGTCCCTAAATTTAAACTAAGAGACATAAGCTACTCCATAATAAAAGTCCGGTTACAAACTCACCTATCGCCGTTGCATGGTCGAGGTGATGCGGAAGGTATTTTACACCTTTATAGCCGTTACCGCTACTGTCAATTTTACTTACCTTGGGCGAGTTGTTATATACCCAGTGACCAATCATGTAAGCAGGTGCCTTCAGGGAGCCACTGAGGGCGATAAGCATGCTCCCTGCCGCTAGGCCGCATGGAATGGTTATACACACACCCAGAACCAACATAAGGATAACATCATACCAGTATTCAGGTATTTTTCCATAGAGCCATTTAACGAGTATTTCTAATGTTTCGTCTTCTCCCCTGTCAGCACTACCTAAATCATGGCCGTTTCCATGTCCAGTGCAGACAAAGGCCAACGTAAGCAAGAGGCAAAAAAAGCTAACCCAAAATCCCCCAGATAGAAACGCCACATAGGCGTAGGGGAGAGAGAATACTATCTGGGAGATTGGGCGAGGCAGGTAGCGTTTAAGGGGGGTCGCTGCGCCTCTGAAGCGATATATTATAGCACCAAGTAATCCTATGATAAAAGCTATAATACTATTCATTACACTTCCTTCTACGGGACTACTTAGCGTTCCATTTTCTTCATGGCGTTTCTGAATGCGTATAGCATCCATGCCAACCAGCCCTGACCCTCAACGCCAGAAATGTCAAGCAAGTCAATCTCGTGAATTAGATTGCTTGTTGTCTCTGGTACAAAGGCTTGACCAAGAGCAACCAAGATTACAGCAGCGATACCCGTATAGAATTTGTTTCCATCTAGTTTATTCATATCATTCTCCTTATTCAATTGAGTCCATAATCTCTTCCGCCGCTT